AAGCAAAATTTTTTGATGTTTTGACGTATACGGGGACAGGAGTTAACAGAACTATTGCCCACAATCTCGGCTCAGTGCCGGGTTGCATTATGGTCAAGCGAACAACTACGTATGGTTATGATTGGGCTGTTTATCATCGTAGCCTTGCCAACACACAGTATCTTGTTTTAAACAGTACAGCCGCCGCCGCTACAGGCGCAACATGGTGGAACTCTACAACCCCCACATCTTCAGTTTTTAGCCTTGGTACTAACGCAAACGTTAATGATTCTGGCGCAACATACGTTGCCTACCTATTCGCCCATGACGCAGGAGGCTTTGGCCTGACTGAAACAGACAATGTTATTTCGTGTGGGTCGTTTACGGGTAACGGGACAACTCAAATTACAACTCTTGGTTATGAACCTCAATGGTTATTGTGGAAAAGAACTGATGCAAGTGGTAATTGGATATTGCCCGATACTATGCGCGGTTGGGATGTTACAGGTCTGCAAAATCAATTATATCCAAATACTTCAGGTGCTGAAAATGCGGCTGGCGGCACTTTAATTCCTGTTGCAACAGGCTTTCAACAGGCTTTAAATACAGCGGTTTCTCCTGCCACTTACATCTACATAGCCATACGCCGTGGCCCGATGAAAGTGCCTACAGTTGGTACTAATGTTTTTAGTCCTGTTGCAAGAACAGGTACTGGAGCAACGGCAACGGTAACCTCAGGTTTCCCCGTATCTTCAGCATGGATTAGTTCTAGAACAAATACAGTTAGTCAAGGTTTTCAAGTCTATGACAGACTACGTGGCGCAAATGCAAGATTAAGCCCTCCATATGCACAACAAGAATATTCTACGCCAACAAATGAATTAACGGGCTTTGATTCAAATACTTCTGTTACTTTGGGAGCGTCAACGCCTGACAGACTTACAAACTTCAGCGGCGAAACTTATATTAATTATTTTTTCCAACGCGCCCCCGGCTTCTTTGATGAGGTTTGCTATACGGGAGGTTCACCCTACAACAGAGCGCATAACTTAACTGTAGTTCCAGAGTTGATGATTGTTAAATGTAGAGACACGGCATATAACTGGGCCGTCTATTCTTCTGCGCTTGGGAATACCAAATATTTAAGATTGTCTAGTACAATCGCGGCGCAAACAGACACCGACATTTGGAGTAGCACAACCCCAACAACTACAGCGTTTTATGGTGGGCCTCAATCTGACACTTCAGGTGGCGGCGCTCTTTATGTTGCTTACCTCTTCGCAACCTGCGCTGGTGTTTCCAAAGTAGGCTCATACACAGGCACAGGCACAACACTACAAATTAACTGTGGCTTTACAGCAGGGGCGAGGTTTGTTCTCATCAAGCGTACAGACTCAACAGGTGATTGGTATGTGTGGGACAGCGCAAGGGGAATTGTTGCTGGCAACGACCCTTACCTGCTCTTGAACAGCACAGCGGCTGAAGTCACGGGTACTGACTACGTTGACACCGCAAATTCGGGTTTTGAAATATCCTCATCAGCCCCCGCCGCCATCAACGCAAGTGCTGGTACATTCATCTTTCTCGCAATCGCTTAATAGGAGCAAATCATGGAAATTCGTTTACGCTCAACTGGTGAAGTCATGTATGAGAGCGAGTTCCGTACTCGCTTTGCTCAGAACTTGCCATCCAATCCACTGACACAAGAGTGGCTCAACACCTACGTCAGTGACCCCGCTGGCGACATTGTGTTTGAAGGCCCACAAGCCTCTGGCGGCACGGTCTATCAGTACAGCCAACGCTCTGGCGTGGAACAGATTGATGGCAAGTGGTACACCAAGTACATCCTTGGCCCAGTGTTCACAGACTGCGCCGCATCAGAAGGCCAGCCTGCCCAGACAGCCGCCGAGCAGGAAACTGCTTACAAGGCAATGAAGGACGCAGAGCAAGCCAAGTCAGTACGTGCATCACGCACCCAACTGCTCAAGGACTGCGACTGGACACAGATTGCCGACAGCACCGCAGATAAAACTGCATGGGCTACCTACCGTACTGCCTTGCGTGACCTTCCAACTCAAGCAGGCTTTCCTTGGACAATGACTTGGCCTACTCAGCCCTAAAAAAATGAACATATCTTTACCAATTGAATTAGCAAACCAAGTCCTTGGTTACCTTGGCACGCGCCCCTATCAAGAGGTGTTTCATTTGATTCAAGCCATTCAAGAGGCGGCAAAGCCTCAAGAAGAGCCGAAAGACGAATGAGATGGCCGATGTGGAAGAACTTGCTACGGAAACGGATAAGCGATTGAGCATTCACGAAGCAATCTGCGCCCAACGGTACGAGGTTATTCAACAGCGTTTTGACGATGGCTCAAAGCGCATGACAAAGATTGAGTACCTCTTGTATGGCGTGATTGTTTGCGTGCTGTTTGGCCCCGGCGTGGCTGGTGAACTCATTAAGAAGGTGCTTGGCTTATGAATTGGGCAGATGTTCTCAAGGCGGTCATACCCATCATCGTGGCGTCCCTTGCTTGGCTTTTGGGTCAGGTCAATGACTTCTCCACTCGGCTGACACGAATTGAGGGCGCTATGCCTGCATTGATAACCAAAGAGGGCGTTCCCACAGACAGCCCAATTTCTGCGGAAAAAAGAGCCGTTATGAAAGAAAACTTGATGCAACACATCAACGAGTTGCAAGTCAAAGTCAGGTTGCTTGAAGAACGAGAAAAGATGGTGAAAAAATGATTCCAATAGTTGCATCACTCCTCGGTACATTGGCTCAGAACGGTCTGGGCCTTTTGTCTTCTGCAATCCAAGCAAAGGGCAAGCAAGTCGTTGAAGACGCCCTTGGCGTAAAGATTTCCGACAACCCGTCTGACGCTGAAGTTTCTAAATTGCGTCAACTGCAATATGACCACGAAGAGCGCCTGCTTGAGTTGGGCATTGAAAAGGCTCGTATTGAGCAAGAAGAGTTGACGGCGTTGCTCAGAGCGCAAGCCAACCAAGAGGACAACGTCAGCAAGCGTTGGCAGGCCGATATGTCCTCTGACTCGTGGTTGTCAAAGAATGTTCGCCCCGGCACTCTTGTGTACCTTCTGACCGCCTATTTAATATTTGCCCTGCTTGACGGCTATGGGTACAAGATAAGTGAATCCTACGTCAACCTGCTGGGCCAGTGGGGTATGCTGGTTATGACCGCCTACTTCGGTGGACGTACCGTTGAGAAGGTCATGGAAATGCGCAGAAAGGACAAAGAATGAGCCTTAGTGACGAACAAGCCGCGTTTCTTTTAGACGCTTGCGCACTCATCAAATACGCTACAGAACAGGGTTTTAAGGTTACAGGTGGGGAATTGGCGCGCACACCTGAACAGCAAGCAATCTACGTCAAGACAGGGCGCTCTAAGACCCTTAACTCTATCCACCTCAAACGCTGTGCCATTGACTTGAATTTCTTCAAGGAAGGGCAGATAATCTGGGACAAGGGCATCCTTGCTCCTTTGGGTACATATTGGGAGACTTTGAACCCAAAAAACCGTTGGGGAGGCAATTTCAAGTCGCTGGTGGATTGCCCGCACTTTGAGCGCAATGTCGGATAAGGAGAACAAATGACGACCGCATCGGTAATGACTTACGACTCCTTGGTCGAAAACATCCAGTCCTATCTGGAGCGAACCGACGCCGCTACGCTCGATAAAATTCCTCTTTTTATTATGCTGGCCGAACAGATCATCGCCAGCCAGATCAAGTTTTTGGGTAACCTGACAGTCAACACCAGCACGATGACGGCCACTCAGGCGGTCATTGACAAGCCTGCGCGTTGGCACAAAACCGTTTCAATGAATGTTGTGGTGGCTGGTAGTCGCCAGCCTGTCCTGCTTCGCAAGTACGAGTACCTGCGTGAGTATTGGCCTGATGCCACAGAGACAGGCGTTCCTGCCTATTACGGCGATTACGACTACACACACTGGCTGGTGGTGCCTACACCAGCCCTCAATTACACCTTTGAGGTGTTGTACTACGAGCGGATTCAACCGCTTGACTCTTCCAACCAAACAAACTGGTTTACCATTTACGCTCCGCAAGCGTTGCTGTATGGGTCTTTGTTGCAGTGTATGCCGTTCCTCAAGAACGACGACCGTATGCCTATGTGGCAGGCAAACTATGACCAGATCATGCAGACGCTTAAAACGGAAGATGTTCAGCGTATTGGTGACCGACAAGCCGCAGTATTGGATACCTGATCATGTCATTCAATAGTCCCTTCACTGGCAACGTCATCCAACCAACTGACGTATCGTATAGCCGAATCACGCTGACGACCGACTTGCAACTAACTTGGCCCATCAATGGGTCGGCTACTGATGACGCCGCCGCTCGTATCATGGAGGTGTCTACCGCCTCTAGCGCCAACGAGTTGTGGATGCCGCCAGCCAATCAATGCTCTGTTGGTCAAGACGCTCTAATCCGAAATGTGGGCGCTGTCAGTTTGTTGGTAAAGGACTACTCAGGGGCAAACACAATTGTTACGGTTGCCGCTGGCGAGGCGCAGTACATCTATGTCACCACCAACGCAACCACAGCAGGCACATGGGGCATCATTGCCTATGGTATTGGCTCCTCTGGTGCTGATGCCGCCACCCTTGCTGGGTACGGTTTACTTGCAATCGGTCAGACGCTTAACCAGAGCCAGCCAGTCACAACTTTTTCCTCTGACTACACCGCACTGGCAACAGACCGTTCAAGCACTTATGTGTGGACTGGTGGCGCCGGAACCCTGACGCTTACCCTTGCGTCTACGCTTGCCGACAACTGGTTTATGTTTGTTCGCAACAGTGGAACTGGCGCTTTGACGGTGGCTGGCAGTGGTGGCAACACAATCAATGCCTCGGCTTCGATCATCCTTCAGCCAACTGACTCTGCAATCATTGTGTGTAGTGGCACCACCTTCTATACGGTGGGCCTTGGAAAATCGACGCAGTTCAACTTTACTCAGTTGACCAAAGCAGTGACTTCTGGAACTACCACCTTGACGGCTTCTGAGGCGTCCAACGTGATCCAGAAGTACACGGGCGCTTTGACAGGCAATGTGACCATCGTTGTACCTCCTACAGTTCAGGTGTACTACATTGTCAATGCAACAACTGGTGCATACACACTGACAATCTCAACTGGTGCGGGCGCTACAGCCGTTTTGACCGCAGGCTCTCAAGCAACACTTGTTTGCGACTCGGTTAATTTGTTTAACGCCAATACGGTTTTGGCGGGTTCATCAAGCATCAGTTTGAACAACGGCGCTGTAGGCTCTCCATCGCTAAACTTTGCAACAGAGACAACGACGGGTGTGTATCACGCCGCCGCTGGCGAATTTAACATTGCGATCCTTGGCGTGCTGAGATCAACATTGTCAGCCACTGGTCTTGCAATTGTGGGCACGGGTAACTTTACGGGTGGTATTTCTGGCGGGACTTACTGATGGTCAAGAAGGTTTTTGCCATCGATACGGCCCCCGGCGTTCAACGCGACGGCACCATATTCGACATGAATTTTTACACCGATGGCCGCTGGGTTCGTTTCCAGCGTGGCCGTCCTCGTAAGATCGGCGGCTTTCGGGCCATCACCCAAGAAACGCATGGCTACTCTCGCGGCATCTATGTCAACTCTGTTGACGGCGTCAACCAAGTATTCAACGGCTACAACAATGGCCTTGAGGTCATCAACATTGACAACACTGGTATTGGTGCTGGCGTCAACCAGTTCACCTTTACGGGCTTGGTGTTGACCCTTGGCACCTTGGTGGGCGGTACGCTGTACACCAACGGCACCTACACGAATGTGACCCTGACTGGTGGCTCTGGCTCTGGCGCAAAGGCCACCATTGTGGTGGCTGGCGCAACGGTGACCACGGTGACTCTGACCACCCCCGGCAACGGGTATGTGGTCGGTAACACTTTGAGCGCCACTGCGGCCACCATTGGCGGTACTGGTAGTGGTTTCTCAATCAAGGTCGCAACAATCAATGACGGGTTTGTAGAGAGCGATTTAAACCTGTGGCAATTTGACTCTTCGTTTGATTCGCAAGGTTCGGGCAATCAGTTGCTGTTGGCGCACCCCGGTCAGAACTTAGCCCAGATTGACCAAACAACCGTGACTCCTGTTTTGGCTGGCAACATTGCTGGCACCGTCATGTCGCCGCTTACGGATACCTCTGGCACAGCGCCGACAGGCGACATCATTGAAGTTGCTGGTGGTGTGGTTGTTTTACATCCGTATATTTTTGTTTATGGCGACAACGGCCTGATTAAGAATTGCGTTGCTGGCGATCCATTTGATTGGAACGGGCCAGACTCCAACGAGACCAACGTAGCCTCTACAAAGATTGTCAAAGGCTTGCCAGTGCGAGGTGGCTCTAACGCGCCATCTGGCCTGTTCTGGGCGCTTGATTCGCTGATCCGCGTGTCCTACACCCCAACCACCATTACGGTTGCTTCAGTCCCCCAGACCTTCTTCTGGCGGTATGACATTATCTCTAGTCAGTCTTCTATCCTTTCGTCGCAGTGCGTGATTGAATATGACGGCATTTTTTATTGGGTTGGCGTTGACCGTTTCCTGTTGTACAACGGCGTGGTCAAGGAACTTAAAAACAACTTCAACCAGAACTACTTTTTTGACAACCTGAACTACGAGCAGAGCCAAAAGGTGTATGCGCAAAAGGTTCCTCGGTTTGGTGAGATTTGGTGGTTCTTTCCTTCTGGTACTTCGGAAGAGTGCAACGACTGCATCATCTACAACACCCGCGAAGACTGCTGGTATGACGCAGGTACAGCCATTGGCGCACGGCGTTCTGCGGGTTACTTTTCTCAGGTGTTTCGCTTTCCCATCAACGCTGGCAACGAACTGACAACGCAAGAGTTGGTGTTTACATCAACAATCACCACAAGCACAACGACCAGTATTGAGGTGGCAATCACCAACCAGATTGCCGTTGGTCAGTTGGTGACCGCCACTGGAATTCCTGCCAACACATTGATCACAGCAATTGCTCCAAGCGCAACGGTTGGTTTTTTTACTGTGACGCTTTCCAACGCCGCTACAGCGTCTGCAACCGTGTCTGCTGACTTCAGCACAACGGCTGGCCGCATCACCTTGTGGCAACACGAGATAGGCACCGATGAGGTTGTTGGCGAGAATTCCAACGCCATTGAAAGTTACTTCACAACCTCAGACCTTGGTTGGGTGCAGGGCGGGCCGTCGCAAACTTTGCCTGTTGGAGATAACTTTTGGTTGCACTTGGAGCGGATAGAGCCTGACTTCGTTCAGTCTGGTGAGATGACCTTCCAAGTGACTGGCCGTCCTTTTGCGCAGGCGGAGGACACAACCTCTGCCCCCTATCCATTTGACCCAGACACACGCAAGATTGACCTGCGTGAACAGCGCCGAGAAATCCGATTGATCTTCACAAGCAATGTTGCTGGGGGTGACTATCAATTGGGAAAAGTTCTTCTCCATGCAAGCGTTGGCGATGTAAGGCCATAAAATGGCACTGGCTGTTGTCTACGATCCTCGGTTTCACACCTTTGAGTCGTGGGCATCGCTGATGTGCGAGGCGTATGCGGGTCAACAGTTGGTGATCCCAAACTCTCAAACTGACTGGAAACAATGGGCGGCTGGGTTAAAAGCAATTGATGTGTTTATGAATGAGGGCATCCCCGGCCCCTATATCTATAACAACTGGTGGGAATGGGCGTCGGCTTTAGTCGGCGCAATAAACCAACCGACAGAAGGCGCAGATCAATGATAGAGTTCATCCCGATTTTTAACCATGTTGCAAGGGTCGCTCGACCCGCTCACACCAAAGTTGCCATTGCAGAGTCAATGGAAGAAGCCTTTCAAGACCTTGGCTTGGACAGCCTTGACGGCTTGGTGATGCTCATGTACTTCGATGATATCTATGGGATTGACGACGCGGTCAGCAAGGAGTGGCACCCCACCACCGTGCTGGAGTTGCACGACCTTGTGATGGCAAATAAAACCAAAGAGCCTGCCTCAATGGAAGAAGTTGTCGAGGCGTGCAAATGATCTATCTTACGCACTACCGCACCGCTTCTACAACCGATGTCGAGTTGTTTGACGACATTGTCTATCCCCAGAAGGCGCATTGGTTTCCAGACACCTACCACCGCGCCAAGTCTGGCTTGGTCTATCCTCCGCATAAACTTGCGGAGAAGGTGCTTGACCCTGAGTTGCTTGGCTACCTGCGCGAGAACCCTGTGGGCAAGACGGCGTTCATTCTTGCTGGTGGAAACGCACACTTTGCTGGCCTGAATCAACGAACCTATGACACTCGGCTGTCCTACACCTACAAGTTCCTGCCATTCACCCTGACGCAAGTCTACGCTGGCAGGATTGCCCAATCCTGCGGTGACATGGACATGGTGACCACCGACGCCTCTGCCTGCGCCTCCAGCCTCAAGGTGATGATGGATGTCCAAAACCTTATACAGTTTTACAACTTTGACCGTGTAATTGTGTTGACAGTTGAGGACGGCGTATCAAACGCCGTGCTGGAGTTCTTTGGTGACTCCAAGGCGGTACTTACCCAAAAACAAGAGGACGCAGGCATAAAGCCATCCGCTTTTGACTCGGTTAACAGCGGGTTTAGGGTTGGTCAGGGCGCGGCATTTGCGGTGTTTGAGTCTAAGAACGCGGTTAACCAGCAACATATCAAGCCCCATGCTCGACTGGTTGGTGCCTACAACGCGTCAGAACGCTCTACAAACGCAATTGGGCAGTGCGAGGATGGTGAGGGCTTTATCAGGGCAATAGAGGGTGTATTGCACTATTCCCAAACAACGTCAGATCAGATTAAAATCGTCAAGACCCACGGAACTGGAACTGCGTCCAACAACAAGGCTGAAAAGAACGCCTTGACCCAAACGCTACAAGACTTCATTGCAACCTCGTATAAGCAAAAGATTGGTCATACGATGGGAAGCAGTGGACTGCTTGAAACTTTATTGTTGTTGGGCGACATCAAGTCAGGATTTGTGCCAGCGATTGAGAACCGAACGGAAAGCGATTCGGTATTCCTTTCGGAATCGACAAGTCCCCCTGATGGTTTAATAATGAGTCTGGCGGCTGGGATGGGCAACATCTATTCCGCCGCAATATTTAAGGGGATGTGATGCTGACCGATAGCAAAAAGAAAGAACTTAGCATTGACGCACTCTTGATGGTTGCGGCACAGCAGACAAAGTCACCGCATCCTGCTGAAGCGGTTTATGCGGCCATTGTCAAAGAGATGAACATGGAGCGCACTTCGATTTATCGCGAAGGCAACACGCTGTTCATCATACACCCCGCACAAAAACGCATTGGAATTTTCCGCGCTTTGAACGCCGACACGGCCAGAAACTATCTGGACAACTCTTACACGTTTATTAAAGACGCATACGACATGGGCTTTGATACGCTTGTCAGCGATTTTGACGACCCAACAATTATGAACATCTTCAAGGGGATTTCAAGAAATCCTCCAAGAGAAGGCATGGGCTACCGCGCTGAAAAGACCAAGACTGGTTTTCGCGTGTCAGTCAAATTAGGCCCAGCGCGGCCTGATAGGGAGTAATTATGTCAGCAGTAGTTTCATTTGTAAGTAATGTTGTTGAGAGTGTCTTTGAGGCCGTCGGTGATGTTGTAGAAGCCGTTGTTGATGTTGTCAGTGATGTTGTTGAGTTTGTCGGCAATACAGTTGAAGCAATTATTGAAGACCCGCTACCAACGCTTCTTCAAATTGCTGGCGCGGCTATTGGCATTCCGCCGTATGTCACAAGTGCAGTTATTACTGCGGCGCGTGGCGGTGATATTGGGGATGTCATTCTTTCTGCTGGTACATCCTATCTTGGCGCAGAGTTAAATACTCAATTTGCATCCTCTTCTGTTGCTGATTCGATTTCAACAACGCTACTTGAAACAGGGGTTAGTTCTTCTGTTGCTGATATTGTCACCTCTGGTATTGGTAAGGGCCTTGTTGCGGGAACACTTGCGGAAATAAAAGGCGGAGAATTTGGTGACGCCTTTGCTGGCGGTTTTGTGGGAACCGTTGTTGGCGCAGGCGTAACAGAACTGACCAGCATTGTCTCTGATACCGTAATCAGCACTGCAACAACAGCAATAGACTCAGTAGGAACTGCGGCCAACACTGATTTTGTGGCTGGGTTTGACTCTGGCTCAACTACCGCCAGCGTTAGCACAACAACTGACACGGGAACAACAGTTGACACAAGCACAACGGTTGGCGACACATTTGCCACCACTGTAACCACTTTTAATTCTGTCGATACTTCTGGCACATCTGGCGCTTCTGATACCTCTGGGACAACAGTCACAACTGGCGCAGTAAATTTAAGTACAGACAGCGGTTCTGGCATAGGGGCAGATGTTGTTTCCGAGGTTACCGTTTCTAACATTGGTTTTGACACCGTAGGTGTTGACAGCACATTTACTGGTGACACCACTGACACCAGTAGCACCACAGGCTCAACCAGTGTTGTTGATTCCAACTTAAACAGCGACACAACAACTGGTTCAACGACTACAGACACTGGCGGCACAAGAAGTGTTGCCGATTCAACTTTAAACAGCGGCAATACAACAGGCTCAACCTTTGTGGGTGATTCAGGTGGGCTGGATAGCGTTGCCGACATCATTGCAAGCCTCAACACCGATACAGGCGGCACAGCAGTAGACACGGCAGGCGCTACAGCGGCTGACACGGTACTTGGCACAACGCTTGATACAGCGGCCAACACCACGGCTAACACAGCGGCCAATACATCGGCTGACGCCATCGTAGGTGGATTGAACACGCTGAACACTGAGTTGACTGGTGGATCGGACATTGTTTCTGCTGATGCAGATACAGGCAATGTTGTTCTCAATGATGATGTTGTTCTCAGCGATGATGTTGTTCTCAATGATGATGTTATTCTTAATAATGATGTTGTTGGCGGCTTGACCGCAGTATCAGGCGATCAGGGCACTGCAACATTTGGCGATGATGTTGTAGTTGGAGCAGATGCCGCAGGAAATGATGTTGTTGTTCGTGCAAGCAATGTTGTTGCTGACACTGGTGACACTTCTGGCGCAACAGACACCGTTGGTGGATTGACGCAAGTCCAGACTGGAAGCGGAAATTTAAATGTTGATTCTGCCGCAGACGCAACAACGGGCGGCTTGAACCAAGCCAGCACTACTGGTTCAAAAACAGGTGATGCCTTTACCAAAATTATAAAAGGCGCAGTAACAAAGGCTGTGACTGGTGCCCTTAAAGGTCAAGTCAAGAGCGGTATCAATAAAGCCCTTGGCGTCAATACCGCCAAAAAGACTTCGCCCACAAAACAATTTGTGGGTAATGTTGCATCTCAAATTGCAGGAAAAGTTACACCAAAATCAATGGACATATCAAAATTGATCCCAGTGACAACCGCAAAGAAAACGGCTCCGTTCAAAGCAAATGTGAGTAATTTGACACCAGTTTCTAGGATTTCTGGCCTGTCATCTTTGGTCAATCGTAAAGGATAAGCATCATGGCAATTTTAGAAAAGCGCAGAGCAGTTAATCAATTGCCAAGGTTCCAAAGGTATCAGGACACCCGCGCTGGTGACCGTGCCGCCGCTTTGCGCGGCGAGACTCCAATCACTTCAGCGATCCGCCAACTTGCTGGCTCAAGTGGCTACGGCCCAATGGGCGATTCCCAAGGCTTTAATCCAATGGGCGGTGGTATGGGTGGCCGTGGTGGGGCAGGCCCGATGGGTGGCGGCATGGGCGGCGGTATGGGTGGCGCAGGCAAGGGCACAGTCGATAAATTTGGCAACGTGGCAGGTCAGCCTAAGACTGCTGTTACATCGGCTCTGAAGGGCGCTACTGCCGCTGAGAAGAATGCTATTGCAAGCAAGGCCGCAGGAACTGGAGCGGCTGGGACTACCTCAAAGTTACCCGGCTTGACCTCCAAGACCACAGACGCTACTGGCAAGACCATAACCTCAACGGGTACTGGCGCTGGAAAAACGGCAGGCGTTACAGGATCAAAGACGCTGACCTCACCCGGCACTGGTACTGCCAAAACCACAGGGACTACTGGAGCCAAAACAACTGGCTCTTCTGGTTCCTCGCTCAGTAAGACTTTGACCAGCGCATTGACTGGTGCCGCTCTTGGCGCTGGAACCAAGTTTGTAATTGACAAACTAACTGGAAAGAAAACGTCAGATTCGGGAGTCTCTGGAACAGGCGCAAGCAGTGGTACGGGTCTTACAAGCAAAACCAATCCTTTTGGTACAAAAATTGGAACGTCAATTGTTGACACTGGCGTAAAAAAGGTTGTTGACAAAGTTACAGGCACGGGCACAGCCAAGACTGCGGGAACAGCGGGGACTGGCGTCACTTCTGTGATCAAGGGCGCTGACACAGCAGGCACCGCTGGGACTACTAAAACCACCAAGGCCGGGACAGCGGGAACTGTTGGAACAATCAAAACAGGAACCGCTGGCACCACAGGTGTTGTCAAAAAAGTGACTGATGATGTGACTAAAGGTGTGACTAAAAAAGTATCTGACACGGTTGCTAAAAAAGTAACCGATGGCGTTACTTCTGCTGTCAAACCAAAATCTCCTGTTACTCCTGCAAGCAAGACTGGAACACCCAAAACTGGAACACCTAAGACAGGTGGAGCAGGAACAAAGACTGCTGGCTCTGAAACAAAAACTAGATCACTATCGTCAACACCCACTGCTGATAAAACATCTGCGGGCACGCCTGCTGACCCATCGTTGGGGTTGCCTGAAGGCGCTATTGATAACGGCGATGGAACATACACCGTTGGCAATACAACCTACAGTATGGAAAACGACGCTGTGTTGTACACCATCGATGCCGATGGAGCCATTACTCTTGCGGATGCAACGGAGGGTGGTGCTGGGGTTGCATACGACGACGACGGCAACTTAATGCCGGGATATGAGTTAGATGAAAACGGCGATGCCGTGTTTGTTGGCGATGCCACTTCAACCATATACGACCCTAGTGGCGGATCAATTACTAGCGACACAAAAACCATTAACTCTTTTGATACAACCACACAAGTCATGGACGACGGCACTGTTGTAACTCTTGATGCCAATGGCGACATTGTTTCTTACACCGACACCGATGGCGTTGAATACGATGCCGATGGCAACGAAATTGTTAGTGGTGGTGGTGACGGCGGTGAAGATGGTGATGGAAGTGATGAAGGCGGTGGAGGCGAAACCACCGAGACATTAGATGATGGCACTGTAATCACATACGACGAAGACGGTGACATTGTTTCCTACACTGACACTGATGGGGTTATATACGACGGTGACGGCAATGAAATTGTTGACGACTCTGGTGGCGGTGATGGCTCTGACGAAGAAGAAATTGTTGCTGACGAAGAAGAGGCATACGACGGCTTGTACTCTGATGATGAGGGTAACTTGTACGACGCTGAAGGAAACTTTGTCCAATACGCCGATGGCACTATGGCTGGCGAAGAAGAGTTTGCTGAAGGCGCGGTGGCTTACACCGATGAGTACGGCAACACCTACGATTACAACGGCGACCTTCTTGAAGAGGGCGACTACTCTGACTATGTTCAGTATGACGAGGACGGAAACTCCTACAACTTTGATGGAGAACTGATCGACTACGCCGAAGGTTATGACCCAGCCGAAACGTACACCGCCGATGATGAATTTACCTTTGAAGACGAATACGCATCCGACGACGAGTATTCCTATGAAGACGACTACTCATATGACGACCTTGACTACGGAAAAAAAGGTGGCTTGATTCACATGGAAAACGGCGGCGATGTCTCTGAGGAAGACGGCGAACCAATAGAAGAAGAAGAAAATGAAGACGGCACCATTACCCAATACTTTGATGATGGCTCATCAATCACTTACGGCGAAGACGGCGAAGTAAATAGCGTTACGGACACTGAAGGTGTTGAGGAGTCAGGCGGAGGTGATTCAAATAATGCGGAATTGCAAACTAGAGGCGTGAGTAGCAATGGTCAATTAACTGCCGATGAAATGCTACAGATTCTTGACGACAGGAAAATATCGCGTCAAGCAATGGAGAGGCAACAAATAGAAGATGACTTCAACGCTGAAGAATCTTTGGCTAACTATAGGGCTAGAAATGGTTTGCCGCCTCTTACAACCTCTACGTCTGTCCCTGTTTCTGAGCAGAATCTTCAGGGAAAAAAATATTTTTCTGACGGCTCTTATATTCTTTTTGACAAATTTGGTACTCCTGTTCAAACGGCAGACGCCGATGGAAACCTATCACTTTACAGCCCCGACATAAAGCCCTCAGTAAATTCTCAAGCAACTGCCACACTTGCGCGTGATCCAAACTACTCAAATACCACAGAGAAAGTTCAAGATTTCCAAAATGTTGGCTACAACTTTGGTGAGTTAGACGACTCCACAATGACGGGTTACACAGGGGCTGGTAATCGCAACCCAGTAGGTAACACTTATACTGGTTTGTCTGATGCAGTAAACACCTCACCCCCAGAAGGCTGGCCTGAAGGGTTTGTTTCCAATGATGACGGCACAGCCACTTATGTGGACGACGACGGTAGCACCGTGACCATTGACGTTGACAGCAACATTGTGTTTGTGACGGACGCATACGGCGATGTGGTCGCGCAAGATGGTGAGGCGGTTACTACTGGCGGCTTGGGCCAAGCAAATCAAAACATCCAATATTTTGATGACGGCTCTTACATTCAAACTTTTGACGATGGAACATCTATCACATTTGATGCTGATGGAAATCCTTTCCGAGCAACAGACTCTGAAGGCAACTCACAACTTGCCAACACAACTTCTTACGATGACGATGGCAACCAAACTATCTCTGACTACTATGGCAACATAGTTAAAGTTCTTGATCCGCAGGGCAATGTGATTCCTATGGGCGGAGGCAGGATCAGCACCGCCCCGATCACCAATGTAGGTAGCACTGGCGCGGTTGGCACTGATACTGAATCAGCCGTCCAGAAAAAGATTGAAGATCAGCAAGTTAACAGAGATACCAAAAGCGCAATTGATGACTTGCTTGCAGGCTTAAACACCTACGGTGGCGCAGGCGCGGCTGGCGCTGTTCTTGGCGCGTTGCTGAGTGACACCGATTTGTTTGGTGGCGGTGGCGGAGGCCACAGTTTTGACATGACTGGCGTTGGAGCAATTGACCCGCGCACAACAGACTTTGGCATTGGCCCAGCGAACTATGTTGGCTACGACCAGTACGGCACGCCAGAACAGATGCCCGAGTTGTATGGCCGCGAGTTGTATCAGAACTTGAACGCCCCCGGCTTCAACGAGGTGAACCCCGGGGACTACGCTCAGTACGACGAAGAAGAGTTTGGCTCAGACGATATGTATTTGGAAGAGCCTATGGACGAAGTTCAGCCTATGGCCGAGGGCGGTATGCCTACGGGCGGGCTAGGTCAGACATATCCTGAGACCTACTACACCTTTGGCACCCCTGTTGATCCTTTGCAGAACCTGCGTAATCCAGCGCCGTACCAGCCACAGCAACCACAGATGCAACCTCAGATGCCTCCACAGGCCGCTCAGAACGCCCAACAAGCGCCGATGGGTATGCAACCGATGGGTATGATGCCTCAGATGCCGCCTATGGCTCCAATGCCTCAAATGTCGCAGGGGATGCCTCCTGCTGGCATGAAGAGAGGCGGCTTGCCTGCTTTGTCAAATGTGCCAATCACCCAAGGTCGCTTGAACTTCCGCCAAGGTGCGGCAGTCCACGGCCCCGGAGATGGTCAGTCTGACGACATTCCAGCGATGCTGGCTGATGGTGAGTATGTGATTGACGCCGATACCGTAGCCCAAATTGGCAACGGCTCTACAAAAGCAGGCGCACAGGCTCTGGACAAATTCAGGGAAAATATCAGAATGCATAAGCGGTCTGCACCCGTGAATAAGATTCCGCCTAAGACCAAGGCGCTTACTTCCTACTTGAAAGGAGCCAGATAATGGCTGGACTTTTTCAGGGTGATGCCCTACCAGATGTAACGACGACGACGCAGACGCAAGCGACCGCGCCAGAGTTCTACACCAACTACCTTCAAGACATTGCCAACCTTGGTCAGAACGCCGTCCAGCAGGGCGGTGTGGCTGGGTTCAGCCCACTGCAACAACAAGCCTTCCAGATGGTGCCTGATGTGGCATTTGCTGGCGCTGGCTCGATGGGCGCGGCATCCCAGTTGATGGGGCAGGCTGGCGCAACCACCATGCCTGATGTGGTGGCTGACTACATGAACCCCTACACCAGAGGTGTGGTGGATGAGATGGGTCGCCTGCAACAGCGAAGCATTCAAGAGAACATCCTGCCAAACCTTGGCGCGGCGGCGGCTGGCTCTGGTCAGTTTGGCTCACGCCGTCAACAACAACTCACTGGCAACTCCTTGCGTGATCTTCAGTCTGACTTGTTGGGCAAGCAGATGATGGCCCTTCAGTCTGGATATTCAGACGCTGGCAAGTTTGCACAACAGGATTTGACTCGCGCCCTACAGGCTGGTCAAGGTTTTGAGAACTTAGGCGAAGCACAGCAACGGTTGGGTCTTGGTGGTCTCAAGGCCATGAACGAGTTTGGTGGTCAGCAACAGGCTCTTGGTCAAAAGATGCTGGACTACCCAATGGCTCAGACGCAAGCCTTTTCTCAGTTGATGAAGGGTTACCAAGTCCCCGGCGGTACGGTCACTCAAGAGACTGGCCCAAAGTCTGGCGCATACTCCAACAGCCCACTCTCTCAAATTGCAACATTACTTGCAGGTTTGGGTTCTTTTATGCCCAAAGGAAAAAGCGGTGGTGCGGTGATGATGAAGCATGGCGGCAAAGCCCACCGCTCAAAAGCCCATGCCTATTTGGCACGCGGCGGTTCAGTAAAAATGGCGAGGTAATAAATGGCACAACTACCAAAAGGTGGGTTGAACGCAGTGGCTCCTGAAGCACGCGTGCCTCAACCTCCTCCCCAACAAGGTCAGCCGCCTAATCCTGCACAGGCCGCACAACGCATCTCTGGCTTAGAGCAAGAAGTTCCTGCTGAAGAAGATTTTGAATTAAGAGTTGCACGCAATTTGCGTGAGCAACAACGGGCTTTAAATTCTCAAATGGATTTATTGAGGAAGACTGCTGAAAAACGCATGAATCCCGCATTTGATCCTGCGTTAATGGCGGCGGCGGCTGGGTTTGCCAAGCCAACTAAAACGGGTGGATTTGGGGAGTCTCTTGGCTACGCAATGGAAAATTATGCGGCAGAGTCAGAGAAAGAATTAGCACGCAAGCAAGCAAACGACAAAGCCATGTTGGAAAGACTCCAGCAACAACAAAAGATGCAGAATCAAAGTTTGTTGTTTGAGAGCGACTTGCGCAGGGCTGGCTATAACCCTGAAGAAATTACAACGCTATCAAGTGGCCCTGCTGGTGGTTCTCCTGCTAGTGGTTCTTCTGCTGAAGGCTCCGCCCCTGCTGGCGGCGCACAGCGTCAGCGGCGACCTCTTACTCAGCGGGACGTTGATATGGCCTTTGCGCTTGGCGACCCTGACAGAGCCAAGCAATTGATGGAACAGTTGAAGTTGGAGCAAGACAGATATTTAAGCACGGCACAAGGTCTTGTTGACAAAAGAACTGGCAAAGTAGTTGATACTGGCGTTGAGTCAACAATTAGAACATCCCTTCCTTTTGTTGGTGTGGAAGATGTTACAACCAAGCAGTTGGCGCAAATTAGGGCGCTGGATGAGAAATTTCCTGCGGCTGAAGGCGACCGTCCCGCGCACCCACAGCGTGTTGACCAATTTGTCCGCTACTATTACGCCAACGGTATTGGTGGCGTCACTGCCCCAAGTGGCTCATCCGCTCCTTCTGCGGGGGGAAGTCCTGCTGGCGCTCCTGCGGCAGGTGGTTCCTCTGGCGCTCCTGCTGGTACTCCTTCTGCCGCTCCTTTTGCTGGAGGATTTTCATCCCCAAGCGGAGGCGGCATGAAAACCTCTGCCCAACGGGAATCTGAGCGGAGAATGCTAGAAGAGGCAGAGAGAGCAAGACTTGCAATAATACAAGCGTCTGAAATTGAAGCCGCTAAAAAACAAATTGATACTTATCAAAAGTTAAAAGACAAAATTTATTCAGATGTTGACAATGCAAGGCCAATGATTAACAACGCAGGCTTTGTATATAAATTTGCAACCGACCCCAAAACTCAAGGCGCATTTGGCGTTCTTTCTCAAGGCGATGTTGGTGGTGCAATTGGTACGCTTGTAGCCGAAGGACTTAGCACCCCCGGCGGAAGTATTAAAATTGCAGGGTTAGAAAATGCCGTGCGATTGATAAAAGGTACGCCAACAGAAATAGCCGCCGCTCAACAACTTGCAAGCAATTATGCGGAACTTGAACTTGCATATCGAAACAAATACTTTACAGGAACGGGTGGCGGAGCCATTTCAGACAAAGAACAAGCGGTCGTGCAAAGAATTGGCGGCAATTTGTCTGACACGGCACAAGTTGCGGCGGCTAAAGCCGAAATTATTCTAGCAAGAGCAAGATTTGATCAAGCACTGGGTAATAAATTTTATGAGTGGGAGGCGCAAAATCCTAAATCATCAATACAAGTATTTAAACGATCAGAAGGATACAAAAAACTTGCTGATGATTACGATTTGCACATGGATAAGTTGTTTAACAAATACTACGGCGGTACTGCACCTGCTGGAAATGCTCCTGCCGCGCCTTCAGCATCACCTGCGGCCCCGAAGCCACAAGCCCAACCACCTGCAAACGAAACTTTGTTGGAAAAGTTTAAAAGAGAAAAAGCCGCACGGGGGAATCCATAATGGACTTCAGCAAACTTTCACCAGAGCAGATGAAGATTGCCGATATGGTAATCAAGGCGGCTGGCGTTCATGGCGTTGATCCAAATTTGCTGTTAGCACAGGCTTTTCAAGAATCTAAGTTTTCCCACATTCCATCAGCAGACCCAAAAAGTGATGCGTTTGGGGTAATGCAAATTCGCCCAAGCACTGCGGAGCAAAACAAACTGGGCGACATCAATGATTTGGAAACCAACATCAATGGTGGCGCAAGGCTGATGAAGCAATACCTTGACAAGTACAAGTCGCCAGAAGCGGCTTTGCTTGCATACCACCAAGGGCCGGGAGTCGCTGACTCTTATATAAAAAACAACGACCTTAAATCTGTTGGCCCCAAAGGCTTGGACTACGTCATCAAAATTGGTGAGAACGGAGGGTTTGGGCAGACAAATGAGCCTCAAAATGCAGAAGCCCCGAACACATTTGGTGAAGTACAACCATTGCCCCCGCCCGCTCCGCCAGCAATAGACAAACGTCCCAACCTCAAGGATATGCCTGACTGGTATAAAAACTTGAGTCCGAAGATTCGCAACCGTGAAGGTGACATCAGTGTGGGAACCGTGGGAGCCGCCGGGGCTGGTCTGGGCGTTGGGGCTTCTCTCTTTGGGAACAAGGGTTTGGCGGCAATGGAGAAGGGCGTTTTTGACGCCAAGGCCGCATACCAAGCCGCACAGGCGGCGGCACAAGGAGCGGTAGGTGCCTCTGCTGACACAGCCCAAAAATTGGGCGCAGAGGTTCAAAGACTTGAGGCAGAGTACCGTGCTTCGTTGGCTGGCTATCAGGCGCTTGAGCGTGAGTTGGCAGAAGCAATGGCTGAGTCCAAACGCTACTTGCCGCCAGAGACTGACGCTCGTGGCAAGGTGGCTGGAGAGTCTGGCACCAAAACTTATGCCCGCGTGATGCCGGGTCAAGTTCCCCCAGAGGCAATGCTTGCTGAAATTGAAGACCAGACACGGGGCAAGAATCCTCGCGGTAAAGGGGCGTGGGACATTGCCGACAAAAACGCCGCCAACATTGAAAAGCAAAAGCGTTTAGGCATGGGCGGCTTTAAAATGACTGGCACTGGCGCAGATCAACTTATTTTGGGGCCAGAGGGAACCGCTCTTCGCCAAGCGCAAATGGATGCCGCTGGTCAAAGGGCAAAGCAGTTGTCTCCGCTTGCGCAAGCCGCACAAGGTGAGGCAGAGGCGGCTAGACTAGCAAGTGAAACGGCAGACAGGGTTAGACAACGAGAAGTCGCCTCCGCCCAAAAAGCGGCGCGAGAGGCTCAGACTGCGGAGCAAGTCGCCAAGACTGGTATTCAAGCGGCAACTAAGGCGGCTCCAAGTGGCCTTGGTAAAGTTGGTGCGCTTGCGCAAAAGATACCCGGCACCAATGCTATTGCTGGTTTGGGAATGGGTATGAGCGCCGCAGAGGCATTAAACCGATACGAAAAGGGTGACACCTCTGGCGCTGTTCTATCAAGCGTACAGGTCATTTTGGACGGTATGGCTATGCTACCCCCCGGCACTCCCGTTACGGCGTTCCTGAAGGGAATTGGCGTGGTTGGTGGGCTTGCCACTACGGCTTACGATATTTACCGAACTCAACAAATGGACGCCGCCGAAAAGGCAAAAAACCCACCACAAAAGGCCCGTGGCGGGTTAACATTGATGCGGTAGTTGCAGTTGCCACTCTCCTACCCTTGGCCCCCGTAACTGGGGGCTTTTTTTATGTCTCAAGAAAATTTTGTTGGCCGATCTTGAACGCACCGCTGTTGATGCGGTACTGTAGATTGCTCTGGTGATCTATCGTGTACATCACAAGCCACGACAGAACTTCGGACTTTAGGGTCTCGCCGCATTCCGAGACATCCCAATATTTGATGCCCTCAACATCGCGCTCGGTGACGATGGCACCAGACTTGTCTGGCCGCATCCACATGGGAAGCGTGTTCTCTCTCAGCCACACGCACTTGTAGGACTTGCAGGGTTCCTCTGGGCGCGTCTCGTAGATACTGCAACCGTTCTGCAAGAAGTGGCAGGGCCGACCCGGCTGGAACTCATGGCCGTGGGCCTCCCCACTTAACCACCCCTCACAGCAGGCCGTGCATTCCCCACAGGCACGCTCTGGGAGTATTGGTATGACCTTGTCGGTCATGCGCTACCCCCAGTGTGGAACATCAAGAGTTGAGTCTGCATAAACTGTTCACGAGCCGCCTCAATGCCATCCTCATAGCCTTGGTCGTACCCGTCCATCCAACCAATCATTGACTCTTCGGTCGCTGGGTACTCAGGGCATTGCCCACTTCGGGGTTCATGTCGTTTACGATCTTCACGCATCGTTGATGCTCCTTGGCGGCAATGATAGGCTCAACAAACGCCGCAATTTTATTGGCAAACTGAACGATATCAAGATCGTCAGCATAGATTGCGTCAGGTCGTTTTTCATCGCAATAAAAATAAATTTGTTTGATTGTTTCTTCACTCAGCATTTTTGTTCTTCCAAAATTCCCAGTTGATGATAGTGGTTCTTGCAATTGTTCGTTGGGCTATCGCCCTGTAGGGGTTGATCTCGTTGTCGAGAAACTCTTCAACAATCATGTTTTTACTGAGGAACACTTCGTGGCGCTCGGCCTTTTCTTTGTTCTCCCACAACGAGCCATCGCTGGCCTTAAATACTTCTACTTTTTGCATGGTCATTTGTGGTCATTCTTTAGTTGCCAGAATGCCAGAAGGTGCATGAACATCTCCCAACCCGTGGCGAGGTCTTCAAGGGGCCACTCCTTGACCACCACGAGACCCGGGACATTGCGGGACACAAACACATTGGCACACCGTGCGTTAGGGATGCCAAGTCCCACACGGTACGCGGCCAACTGCATCAAGTTCTCGTCGTATCCCCCAACCTTATCTGGGTCGGTGAACTCTTTGGTTTTGATGTCAGCCACAAAGCCGCCGTCAGTTTCACAATAGAGGTCGCATTTGCCCCCAAAGCCCGCCTCGTGCGCAAAGGCTCGTTCGCTGATCCATGTGCGCAGGCCAACCCAATTGTCAATTGCGTTAGTGCAAGCGGCAACCATTTCGGCGTGCTTGCCTGTTGTCTTTCCTTCATAGTATCCCTGTATCGATGCATGGATGTCTGTTCCAGCATCCGCCGCAGAACGACCCTGTTCTTTGGAATCGTTGATGATTCGGTCGATGTATTCCTTTTCAGGTTCGTCTGAGCGGCGTGGAAGCGTGAGCGCCGCATACAGCACCTGCTGTTGCATCCAAGCAAGCAGGGCTGGTTTTGCGGCGATGTTGAGGACTGTCGTGACACTTGGCACCAAGTTCATCGTGCGGGCGTCGCGCAGGGTGGTGTTGCGCATCCCGCCTTTCTTTGCTTCTACGGTGTACTGAGGCACCCCGTCACGGGTGTACCAGTGATTTGACTCAGATGCTCGTGGTACTTGTAGCATTTTGTTCTTTCATTAAATTGCCTTCACAATGCGTTGAAGTTTTTTTGATCGACCTGCTCTTTTTTCTCCTGTGTCAATTACAAACCCTTTAAGAATAAGTGGCTTGAAGCGCGGTTGAATGCTGTGTTCGCGAATGTGAGGCAGGGCGGCAATAACATCATCTTGAATGCACCCGTCGGGGAACTTTTTAATGGCCTCGTAGACTATCCCTTCCAGCCTTGTCGTGTCCACTTTTTCCCCAGCCGCATGACTGGTACTTGCGTCCTTGTTCCTGCTTTTGGCCGGGGAGCCAAACAACAAAGACAGTGACCTCTTTTCGTTAAACAGATCGTCCTGCATCGCAAGCCCTCCATTCGCGCTCATGTCTGCGGGAGTCGGATAAGACTGTGCGCCCCGTCTGCTCCACAAGACCAGATCGCTCAAGCACGGGTAAGGCGCGTGAGCATTGATTGACCAGCAGACCCGTTTTACGCGCTATGCCATCTTTCCCAAGAGAGCCGTAGTCACGCAAGCATTGAACAATAGTTTCGTGGTGAGATGTTTCTTTCATGGTCACCTCAAAAAGGAATGTCCGAATCCATGTCGTCAAAACCACTGTTCGCAGGATTGTTTTGTTCTTGCGCGTACCGTTCACCCTTACGGGCTTGCCACTCAGGTGACTTTGCAATCTTGGCTTGCAAGTTGTCGCTGAAGGTCTCAAACAAATCCATGTCAGGCTTCTCAATGTAGAACCCGGCGCATTTGTTGTGGCCTTCGGGTAGGTTGGCTTTCATCGCCTTGGGCACTGAGTTGATATTTGCAATGTTGGTGTAATCTTTCCCGTCTTTGCCCATTGCTTTTGTGACGGCAATCATTGCCCACTTACCCAATACGTTTTCAAGTTGGAAGCCATTACGCTCCTCTTCGGTAAATGGCCTGCCGCGCCAAGTCTCCAAGTCCTTTCGCAGTGTGGCCTTCTCGGCCAATGACAGCGTGAAGTTCTTGCTGATTGACATCGGTTCATTTTTTGCAGTGACCAATGGTTGGCCTGCGTCGTCTTCTCCATGAACCTCAAATTGCAACATGAATTTCTTCAAGTTCTTGACCTGACCTTGGTACTCGCTTTTCTGAGTTCCAAGGTCAACGATGCGGTAGCATCTTGCAAGGTACATCCCCGGCGGCACCGGGGTGAAAGTTCCTCCGCCGCCGCTTTCTCTCGCTATTAGTCCCACCATGATTCGCTCCTAATTGATACGGTTTTAAAAATTACCACAGGCTTTCTGGGCACCCCGCACTCAAAACGGATGATGTCCCAGTCGTCCCACTTTGCAACGCCTGCCTCGGCCCGTTCAAGGGCTTCCTCAAGCATCTGTTGCCTCTCTTTCATCGCTTGTTCCTCTTCGCTGTACATACGTTCTCCTTCGCTGTTGCTCGTATCATACACACTTTAACTTATTTTGCAACCCCCCTTGCAGAAATGATTTTATGGTGTATGATCAACTTTCACCAACCACTGGAGTCGATATGACCTTAGAAGAATTTTTTGAAGACAAGCCGCGAGGATCGAAGATTGCTTTGGCTCGACATCTACGCATCACAAAGCAGTGGATGGCGGCAATCATCACAGGGCGCGGTCTGGCAAGCGCAGAGGTTTGCGCCGCGATTGAGAGGTACACACGGGGTAGGGTGTTGCGTGCAACCCTGCGGCCTGATCTTTTTGGAGAACTCAAGTGATCTGGTACAAATTTTATTTGGGCGACTACATCACGCATACCAACCACCTGTCGGATGCCGAGGACTTGGCCTACCGCAGACTGTTGGATTTGTACTACATCAGCGAGAAGCCAATCCCACTCGAAACCGAATCGGTTGCACGCAAGATACGGCTAGATTTAGACATAACCGAATCGGTTTTGAGGGAGTTCTTTGACAAGGGTGTTGACGGCTATCGAAACAGTCGTTGTGACATCGAAATTGGGAAGTACCAGCATCAAGTTGAGACCAATCGACAGTTGGGTCTCAGAGGAGGAAGACCCAAGAAAACCGAATCGATAACCGAAACGAAACCGAAAGTTAACCCTAATCAGATACAGAAACAGAAAGAGAAAGACATAAATACCCTTTCGTCGGTTGCACCGACAACATCGCAATTTGAAGAATTTTGGAACAACTGGCCTGCATCAAAACGGAAAGTCGGTAAAACGGCCTGTAAGGCGAAATGGGAGCGTCAAGCACTAGACCCCTTGGCAAAGAAAATAAACGCAGTGGTGACCCGTTTAAAGGCTTCTGAGCAGTGGATTTCGGGGTTTGAGCCTGCCCCACTTACGTTCATCAACCAAAAGCGGTGGGAAGATGACTTAGGAACCGATTCGGTTTTGTCAAGGAGGGTAATATGACTAAAGAAGAGCGTTTGGAATTATTTGCAATGCAGTCTGAGTTAATCAGCGAGCCATTCCACAAAGTTGGTAAACATAAAGAGGTTGATGAAGTTATCAAAAATCAAATTGTCCATTTTGCCAATTTGGTAATTGCTCACGAGCGCGAACAGTTTTGCCTACAACTTCGTCAATTCCATGATTCAATTTCATTGGCAAGCGTATCTGAAATTGTTTTGAGGGGTGAAGAATGACCCCCGCCGAAAAGTTTGTTCAACGCCTTGGCAGGGTGAAGGGCCGTAACGGTTCATGGACTGCACAGTGCCCAGCACATGAGGACAAGTCACCATCGCTGTCAGTTCGGGAGACCGAAGATGGCCGCGTGCTGGTGCATTGTTTTGGTGGTTGCGCGGTGCATGATGTTGTTGGTGCCGTTGGCATGGACATGAACGACTTGTTCCCACCAGACAGCAAACGCAAGGACTGGCCTGAAGCAGGTAAGCCAAGCATGAAGCCAGCGTTCTACGCCAGTGACCTCCTGCGCATTGCGTCGTTTGAATGCTTGGTGGTGATGATTGCGGCATACGACATTCGGCAAGGCAAGAAGTTAACCGAATCGGATATGAATCGGTTGCAAGTCGCTCAACAGCGAATAGAAGAGGTGGTTCAGTATGCAAACGTCTGAGATACAAGAGCGGGCCAAAGCCCTTGATGATGCGCGGCGTATCCGTATTGTCAAACCAGATCAGGTGGACTTTGATAAGTACCTGAAGGCCCACGACCTCGGCCAGAAGATACGCGATGCCGAAGGATTTCTTGAGGAGATGCGGTCTGACTTGATTAACCCAGAGACCAAAGTTTGCCAGACCATGCCGTGGACAAAGACCCATGCGGGATTCCAGTTCCGACCCGGCGAGGTGACGGTCTACGCAGGCGGGAATGGTGGGGGCAAGTCAATGATCACGGGTCAGATTGCATTAGGGCTTGTCAAGCAAAACCAGAAGGTGATGATTGCATCGTTTGAGATGAAACCCAAGCGCACCCTGTATCGAATGCTTCGCCAGTTTGCAGGCGAGAACATTGACTCCCCCCGCTACATAGACCGAGAGACATACATCAGAGGCTTGTTGGATCGATTCCAGATGTACAACTATGGCAAGTTGTGGCTGTACGACCAGCAAGGAACGGTGACCAGCCAGCAGGTGATTGCTGTGGCCCGTTACAGTGCGATGGAGTTGGGTGTCGGCCACATCTTTATAGACAGCCTGATGAAGTGTGTGGCCGGGGAAGATGACTACAACGCGCAGAAGTATTTTGTTGATGAGTTGACTGCATTGGCGCGTGATCACAACGTCCACATCCACTTAGTGCATCACATTCGCAAACTAGCAAATGAAGAGGTCAAGCCAAGCAAGTCAGACCTCAAGGGTAGTGGCTCGATCAGTGATCAGGTGGACAACGTCCTGCTAGTGTGGCGCAACAAGAAAAAAGAACACGACGCACAGTTGGGTCAAGTCGATCCGATGATTCCTGACGCGATGATGATGTGCGAGAAGCAAAGGAATGGCGAGTCCGAAGACTGGTACTCGTTTTGGTATCACAAGGACAGCCAGCAGTTTATGGAATTTGACACAAGCGTACCGATGTCGTTTGACGCAGGGGGGAGATTTTGAATGAAGAAGGCAAAGGAGAAGATGAGCATCGCCATCGCTGTCTCGTTCGGTGGGTCATTAAAAAAAGACTACAAGATCGTGACGGTGCTTACAAGTGGCTCAACGGCCGCCGTGACCACTTGGGGCAATACAAAAAGGGATGGAACGAACTACATCCCAAGTCGCGTCTTGAGGCAGATGTTCGAGAACAGTGGACAAAGGGTAATCGAGGAAACGAAGGAGAGTGGAAATGAATATATTTGAGCAGGGCAAGACCCTCTACACACAGAATGAATTCAATGATGCGTTGACCGAAGCGAAAGCGGAGATCATGGCGGTTGCAATTCAGACCACAAAGCAGGCGCTTGTTATTGAGCGCAATGCCTGTGCTGACCTTGCGTTGCAGTGGAGCCAAGAAGAATTGTCAGAGGCCATACGCCATCGCATGAGGCCACAATGATTGAGATCACACTACCTTGGCCTCCTACGGTCAACAGTTATTGGCGCAACTTCAATGGTCGCACCATCATCAGTGCAAAGGGGCGCGAGTACCGCAAGGCAGTCGCTGACCAAGTGCTGATACAACGAGCCGCCAAGCACATCGACCACGCAGTCAAGGTGGAGATTAAAGCGTACCGCCCAGACCGCCGCCGTCGTGATCTAGACAACATTTTGAAGGCTTTGCTTGACTCCATGACCCACGCTGGCGTGATGGAGGACGACGCCTTGATTGAAGACTTGCGCGTGTTTTGGGCAAAAGAAGTTGGCGGCATGGTCAAAGTAACGATAGAGGGATTGGAATGAAAACAGAACCAGAACTGATTGACATCTTTGCGTTGTTTGCCATGCAGGCAATTTTGGAGACAGCAAAGAAGGGCGTGTTCCCGCATGACATTGCGCGATCCGCATACGAGTTTGCAGAAGCAATGATGGAGGAAAGGGACAACTATGTTGAGTGATCTTTTTAATATTTTGATGATTGCGTTGATGCTAACTGGCGCGTTGTGTTGGGTCAGCGCAATTTTGTTGGGTTGTTATTTTTGGGCTTGTAAACCGAAAAGGATGAAATAAATGTTTGAATCATTTGAAGATTTCTTCTGGACATTCATGGCAATGAGTGGCTTCATGTTTTGGATTTGCTTTGTGGTGTTCGTAATTTTGGTCATCAAGCGCAAGCGTAAAAAACAAGGGGGCATTTATGAGTTATGAGGAGAGAGACCCGCACAAGGCGGTGGACTACATTCTAAAAAACGCCGCGCTCTTTGCTCGTGCGAAGGCCGAGCGCACATACATCGAGCATTACCGTAAGAGTCTGAAGGGAATACTTATGAAGCGGTCGATGGAGACTGCCATCGGAGCGCAGGAGCGCGAAGCATATGCCCACCCAGAGATGATTGCCCTGCTGGATGGATTGAAGGCGGCAACCGAAGTTGAGGAGCGGCTTAAATGGGACATCACTGCGGCTACTTTGCGTGTGGAAATATGGCGCACCGAGCAGGCAAACAATCGGGCTGAAGGAAAGGCCACGCTATGAACCAAGGCATTGTGATGCACGCGACGGGCTGGTTCCTCGTGTTGCTGGATGGCTGGGTGATGCACACGCACTGGGTGGCCGCACTTGGTTTTGTTCTTTTAATTTATTCAACATGGAGTATTTGCATAAAAACTGACAAAAACAAATGAAATGCCCCCATTGCAACGCGGTCACAGATGTCAAAGACACGCGCATAGTCAAGAACCAAGTCGTGCGCAAGCGCGAATGTTTCAACGGTCACAAATTTAAAACACTGGAACGACATGACGACACTGAAGGAAAAAAAGCACATGAGCGCGGTGGCCGATTTGGGTTGCGCGGTATGCAGGAGGATGGGCTATGAGGGCACGCCAGCAGAACTGCATCATCCAAGGCGATTGGCGGGGGGCTGGGGGCGTTCCAGCCACTTCAGTGTCATACCGCTATGCCCAGAGCATCATCGCGGCTCTACGGGCCTCCACGGCCTTGGTACGCGGGGTTTTGAGAAGCACTACGGCTACGACGAGGCGGCTCTGCTGGCCGACACCCTCAAATTGCTTGGTGTTGTTAAATAGCAACATTAGGGTATGTCCCTATAAAAATAAGTTGCAAAGGTGAAATTTGGAGTTACACTACCATCACTGACCAAGCAATACCGCAAGTCAGAACCAGCGAACAGAAAGCGAATTATGAACAACGATCTCAACCTCAACAACATTGACACTCTTGGTTCTTTGTTGGCTCAAATCAAAGACCTCACAACCCAAGCCGAGGCCATCAAAGATGCCATCAAAGAGTCCGCCAGCGCAGGCGGTGCCAAGGTCGTAGAGGGTGCGCTCTTTAAGGCCACCTACATCGAGAGCAATCGCTCTGTGTTCGACAAGGACGCATTCATCAAAGTACACGGCGCAGAAGCATATGCCGCCTTCACCAAGGTCTCCGCCGTGTTCTCCGTCAAGGTCACATCACGTTAATCAACCCGCCCCTTCGGGGGCATAAAGCGAAGGAAAAGCGATGAAATTCCAAAACACATTTTGCTCCCAGTGCGGCGGCGAGTTTGGCCCCGGTGATCATGGCTACAGCCATTGCCGCGACCACCAACGTCAGCAAACTGCAAGCATTGGAGTACACAGCATGAGCGAGACCACTATGAGCGAACACATAAAGGGCTTTGACGCTGGCTATGCGTATGTCCTTACCGAGATCGAGCAGTGGATCAAGCGTGAGGCGCACGACCCCCAGCGCATTGCCGCCGTGCTGTCCCTGCTGGCCCATCTGAAAATGGAGCAGGGTAGGGAAAACACCTAGAAGAAAGTGTTGACATGGTGAAATACAGTGTTACACTATCATCACTGCAATCAAGCAGGCAACAGCGAAGGAAAGCGAAATGACACACCCATTTGAAAAAGCAGGACTCGGAACAGCGCCATTCTCTTGCACGCACGTTAGCGAAAACGTGTTTGCCTTGCCAGACGGCACCAGCAAGGCTGGCGGTTGCTGTGATTATTGCGGCACCGGTATCCGTTGGGAGTTCTGGATCAAAGGCTCCATCGCTGGCGCACGCCAGTTCAAGGTGGGTTGCGATTGCGTTGCCAAGACTGGCTGGGGCATCGACCGCTTTTTGGAAGTACGCGCCGCTCACACCCGCGCACGCCGTCAGGCTGGTGCCACAAAGCGCCGCGAGGCACGCAAAGCCCAGATCGAGGCAGAACGCGCTCAGAGAGCCGCTGACCGTCAAGAGGCTACCCAAGCATGGCGCGACGCCAACAGCGCCTTGGTGGCCCGTTTGGCCGCATACAAGGGCACCAATGAGTTCCTGCTCAGTTCTATCGCCAACCTCGCCTATTGGGGCAACTTATCCGCCCGCCAAGTTGAGGCTGTAGAGTCCTGCTTCGCGGTGATCGACCGCCTTGAGGCCGCACGGGCCAACAGCCAGCACATCGGCGCGGTGGGTGACAAGGTCACCCTGACCATTACCGTCGAGCGCATCATTGTTTTACATTCTGAGTTCTACGGCAACAATTACATCACCATCGCCCGCGACGAGGCAGGCAATGCCATCACCTATAAGGGCAAGTCCAGCATCGGCGGCAAGGGTGACACCAACACCATCAAGGCCAGCATCAAAGAACACACCGTATACAACGGCGTGAAGCAGACCGTTATCCAGCGCCCTAAAGTTCTTGAAACCGTTTAAGGAGATCACCATGACCTACATTGCAGAAATTGAAACCCGCGTCGCAGGCATTCCCTGCGTGATCGGTGTCGTTGACTACATCAGCGTGGCTGGCTCCTACAGCCAGAACGCGGCCAGCGACTGGGACTACCACGGCTACAGCGAGATCGACTGGGTGGTGTGTGACCGCCGTGGCCGTCCTGCCCCTTGGCTGGAAAAGAAGATGACCAGTAAGGACGAGTCCCGCATTGAGCGCGAGATTGCCAAGTACATGAACGACTAACCCAATCAATAACCAACTGAAAGCGAATCGATTATGACAAACGAAATTGACATCACCATCTACACAGAAGACCAGTCCCGTGTTTCTATTGCTGAGTGGGACGACGGTGGCGCGTGGCTCAAGATTGGCGTGAAGAGCGGCGGTGCATACACAACCTTGACCCGCGAGGAAGCCCAGCAGTTGTTGGCTGGCCTGCAAGCCATCTTGGCAAAAGAGGTGACAGCATGACTGATACACAAATTCTGGTGATGCTGGGCACCATTTGGGTTGCCCCTCATGCCCGTGGTTGGTACGGCCAAACCATCGGTTGCATCATCTTGATCGTGGCCGCTTGCAAAGGACTGGGGTGGATATGAACAAGCAGGAGATTGACGACATGATGAAAGACCTTCCAAGCCAACAATTACCAGAGGAGACCGTGTTGCAAAAGTTTATTATTGGTATAATGATGATAGCGTTTTTGATGTTCTGGATGTGGGTGCCAGACTTCACGCTGGATGAGGAAGACTGCATGAAGCAGGAGTCCAGCGCGTATGTCAAGAACCTGTGTAAGGAATCGAAAGCGAAATAAAACCGAGTCGGTTCTTGGCCTCAAAGGCCGAGGCCGACAACATCATCTGGCCTTAGAGGTCGTTGATGTAGGTGAGACAAGGCAATGGCCTTGATTGGTATTCCTATGCCTAAAGCATAGACTGGCGAACCATAAGCGAATCGATTACACTGCGATCAATTCGACACTATGGGGAATATGGGTCATGCCAGAAACACCGAAGGGGCCAAAGAGGCCCGCAAAGAACACTAGAGCGGCACAGGAGGCCGCAAAAGCCATTGGGAAGGCCAAGGTAGCCTCGAAGGCTTCAAAGGCTCCTACGCCCGCAAATAAACCCAAGCCAACACCACGCAGAGTATTCGACCAGCGTATAGCAGACATGATCTGCATAGGACTGAGTGAGGGAATGAGCCTGCGCCAGATACTGAAGGCTGATACGACTGGAGTGCTTCCTGCGCAGAGTACGGTGTACGACTGGTTGTTGCGCCAGCCTGCCTTCGCGGAGCAATACGCCCGCGCAAGAGAGGAGCAGGCCGACACCAACGCTGATGAAATCTTGGAGATTGCCGACGAGATGCCGCCCAAGTTCACAGACGACAAGGGGCGTGTTTACCTCGACCAAACCTACATCCTGTGGCAGAAGCAACGCATCGAGGCCCGCAAGTGGACGGCCATGAAGTTGAAGCCCAAGAAGTACGGCGACAAGTTGGCGCTGGGTGGTGATGCTGACGCCCCGCCTATCAAAACAGAGGAAACATCGTCTAGCCGCCTGTTTGACATCATCCGCAACCTTGAGATGACCAAGCGTGCTGGCTAAAAAGCCTTCCACCACCTACGGGTTAACCCTTGCTTTCGGGCCTATTGGTGCCAGAAAACACGGGCTGAGACCAAAAGGTGCCACGTTATGTTAAGTTCTCTCCTCGACGAGGAAACCGCCGCCGAGTTTGACTCATGGGAAGAGCATGACCGCATCGCCCTGATTGCCCATGCCAACTGGGTGTCAGGTGCCCACAAGTATCAGATACCGCCACCATTAGAGCAGGACTACACCGTCTGGATGATGCTTGCGGGTAGGGGTGCCGGGAAGACCCGCAGTGCCGCCGAGGCGTTGTGGTGGTGGGCATGGACGCACCCTGACACCATGTCTATCGTGGTGGCACCCACCAGCAACGACTTGAAGTTCACCTGCTACGAGGGGCCAAGCGGCTTGCTGGCGTGCATCCCCAAGGAACTGGTGGTGGACTACAACAAGCAGGATCACCTGATCAGGCTATCGAACGGCTCCAAGATCAGGGGGGTGTCTGCTGACAGTTACGAGCGCCTGCGGGGTATCAACTCCAGTTTCGTCTGGTGCGACGAACTGGCCGCGTTCCAGTACATCCAAGAGGCTTGGGACATGATGGTCATGGGCCTGCGCATCAAACCAGACAAGAAGGCGCACAGCCAGCCCCGCGTCATTGTGACCACGACACCGAGGCCGAAGGACTTGATCCTCGACCTAGTCGGCAGGGAGGGTGACGACGTAGTGATCGACCGCGCCACAACATATGAGAACGCCGCCAACCTAGCCCCCACCTTCAGGCGGCAACTGGAACAGTACAAGGGGAGCAAACTCTACGAGCAGGAGGTGATGGGTGCCTTGGTCGATCTTGAGGACGGCAAGGTGGTGTCCCGCGATATGTTCAAACTGTGGCCGGGGCACAAGCCCTTCCCCAAGTTCGAGTACATCGTCCAGTCCTATGACTGCGCCTTCTCAGAGAAGGAACACAACGACCCGACGGCCATGACCACATGGGGCGTGTTCAAGCCCCTAGACGGGCCTATGAGCGTGCTTCTGATCGATTGCTGGGCTGAACACCTATCCTTCCCTAAACTCAAGCCCAAGGTCATTGAGGAGTGGCGTGTGTCGTATGGTGAAGGGCGCGACGCCAAGCGGCCAGACCTGATCCTCGTGGAGGACAAAGCCGCAGGCATATCCCTGATCCAAGAGTTGCGCTATGCCCACCTACCCGTGCGTGCCTACAACCCCGGCAGGGCTGACAAGATGCAGAGGCTCCAGATCACCGCGTCGATCTTCGCGACTGGCCGCGTCTGGTTGCCTGAGTCCGACACCCACAAGGGCTATGTCAGGAGTTGGGCCGAGGGCTTCCTGTCCCAGATATGCGCGTTCCCTGATGCGGCACACGACGACTATGTCGATAGCGCAACGCAAGCGATTCGGTTACTCAAAGACATGAACTGGCTCGACATCAATCCCGAACCCCCTGATAATGACGACGATTATCTGGAGTTCACCCAACCGAAGCGGGTGAACCCGTATTCTGTTTAAGGAGCAACATGGCTGACCCAACCAAGGTGATCAAAGGCGGATTAAAGGCTATACAGGCCGCAAGCAAGGCGGCTGATGAGCAGTTGGCCGCAGGCAAGTTGAAGGCGGCACTGGAGGCCCAGCAAGCGCCCATGACGCGCCCCCAAGGCACTGGCTTGCCTCTGATGCCCCGAGACTATGGGATGTACACCTTGCGTGAGCAGAAAGACCTTCCCCGTATGCCAATGGTGGACAAGGCCCGCGCCGAAGGCAAATCGCCCAAGTACAACGAGCGGATGCAAGATTTGCTCGACAGTCCCAAGGCCCGCAAGAAGGTGGACAACCTGATCAACAAGGGCAAAGACCTCAACGTACAGGAGTGGTACGGCACCGAACCCCTGCGCCAAGTTACGCTGGATGCTGGCCGCACACCAGAGCAGTTTGAGTCAATGCTGGCGCAATTGGCAAGCGCCAGCCAGCGCAACCCGGTGGACAAGCAGAATCAGATGGGTTCATACCTGTACTACCTGAGTGAGACAGGCCAACTGCCTGCCAATTCACTCTTGTTGACGAACAAACTCAAGAAGGCGCTCAAGGAAGACCCGTCGCTGGCCCAAGGCCGCACCTTGGTAGAGTTGCCCAAGGGCTATGGATCGCTGGCGCAGGGTGACATCTTTAACCGCGCTGTGATGATCGGCCAAGGCGACATTGCTGGCGCTCTACCCCCAAATAAGAAGTTGGGCACCTTCTATGAAAACCTACTGGGCAACGTCAAGCCCGTGACGGTGGATGTGAACGCACTGCGTGGCCCTATCATTGAGCAAGGTGACCCGCGTTGGCTGACATCCAAGTTGGTGGAGAAGGATGAGACTGGCAAGATCACCAACTCGTACAAGCCGCGTGAGATGTATGACAGTGGCGAGATGTCGATGAGGGAGGCTCAACAGCGCCCCGGGTTTTGGGAGGCCGCGCCCTCTGGCTCCGAGTATGCAGGCTTTGAAGAACTGTGGCAACGCGGTGCAAAGCGTCACAGCATTGAGCCAGCAGAGGCGCAGGCGCTGGGCTGGTACGGCTCTGCTGATGTGACGGCGCTGAAGACCAAGCCAGAGAACTATGTGGACAACCTTGAGAGGTTGATCAAGCACACAGCCGAGCAGACAGGTAAGTCGCCTTCTGAGGTAATGAACGACATGATTACTGGCAAGGGCTTCCTACGCAAGGAGGGCGGCGCAGTGAAGCGCGAAGAATCCAAAGAAGACATGGCCCGATTCCAAAAGCGATTCGCTATGCACAAGGCTATTGGCGGCAGAGTCAAGAAGATGGCAGGCGGTGGCCGTGTCAGCATCTTTGACGCGCCAGCAAAGCGCATGGCAAGTGGTGGTAAGGCCAGCATCTTCGACAAGCCCGTCCACATGGTTGACGGTGGCAAAATCGGCAGAGGCTTGATGAGCGTCTTTGACAAAGCCAGCAAGGCCGCTGATGCCACGCTGGCTGGCGCAAAGGCATTACCTGTGGCAGAGCGCGACGCTAACCTTGCCAAGATGCTTGAGAAGAGCAAGGTTAAGAACAAGGCGTATCACGCAACAGATCAAGATGTAAAGCGGTTTGATCCAAAAGCAGACAAGCGAACAGAGAACAAGTCCAACATTGCTGGGTGGATGACAAACGATCCAGAGTTTGCAAACGACTTTGCGTCGCAGAAGTTTAGGTATTGGAAGACCCGTGAAAGACCTTGGGAGGAAGACCCTAATGTGCCACCGGGCGTGAACATTATGCCTGTGCATTTGTCAATTGAGAATCCTTTTTACGCCACCGACCTGATCAAGAATTTATCTGGCGAACTGAACATGGATGAGGCCAATGCCGTGGCAAAGGCGCTAGGTGTAGGCGTTGATGAGTTGCTTGGCGACATCCCCAAGGCCATTAAGTACAAATCCTCTGGTAGTGAGCGTGAGCATATGCCCAGAGGGTTTGACCTTGTGAAGTCCACCGTGGCAACCGACGCGATGAAGCGACTAGGCCATGACGGCGTGATTGCCATTGAGAACGGCTCAGAAGTCTACGCGCCCTTCAAGGAAACGCAAATCAAATCTGCCACAGGCAACCGTGGCACCTATGACCTTGGAGAGTCTGACATCACTAAAGCCCGTGGTGGCCTGCTCCACATGGACAAGGGCGGGAATGTAAAAGATAAGAGTTGGGAAGAAAGACTCTTCAAAAAATTTGAACATCTTCCCAAAATAGGGCCTCCATCACCATTTTCTCCGTTAGACGTTGCTTATGGGTTATACAAATATAAAACAGGAGCATTCCCAATAGAAAACTGGTATAGCGACCTTGAATTTCGTACAAGACCCCGTCAAATTGATACAGGTTCTGTGCCTGTGGGCACGCAATTTAACTCAACTGATTTTGATTCAAATGAGTTAAACAAAAAACTTGAACCAGTTCAAAGCCGCGCCAAAGGCGGTGCCGTCGGGCAAGAGTCACCAGCAGACATGGCACGTTTTAAGAAACGGTTTGCCATGCACAAAGCAATTGGTGGCGCGGTCAAGAAGCCCCAGAAGTTTGACGGTGGTGGCATTGCATCCCCAGAGGAAAGTTCTGGCTCTCCACCTGACCGTGAGCAAACCAAGGCTGGCCTGATGGCCGAGTTTCTTGCCAAAGCGGCAAAGGATCAAGGCAAGGAGGAATTGTCCAGCCTAAAAAAGCCACGCGCCCTCACGGATTTGCTTAACCGTGGCGTGCTGGCGAACAATCCATTAAGCGCAGGCGTTGACCTTTTCAATTTAGGTCTGAATGTTGTTGGTGCAGGGAGCGAAAAGCCATTCCTTGGGTCTGAACACATGAAGGACTTGATGAACAAGACGGGCGTGACATCAGGCGAAGAGCGCCCCATGATGGAGACTGCGTTGAGTTTTGCCAGCCCCGCAGGCATGATCAAGGGGGCTATGAAAGCAACAGACGCGGCAAAGAAAGCGCCTGAGTTAATCAAAAAGGCATCAGACGCATTCACTTCAAGTAAAATGTCTCCTCTGGCAACAGGGGTGAAGACTGCAACGGCAGGGAAGCCAACAGGAGCAACATATGCTACAAAACAAGAAGGGCCATTCTTCCGAGTCAGCCCAACAACACTTGACACAAGTAAGGCAAAGACGCGAGGAATTAGAGAGGGAGATGAACTACAAGGCCCAGCCCCTCTCGGAGAAGGAGCAGGATCAACTGGACGCGAAACTCCGCAACTCTTATCGTCAGAAGAGGTGGGTCGAATAATTGCAGACCCAGTTGCAAACGAGCCACTGAACATTGCAAAGAAATACACGCAAGAGACCCAAGGCGTTGACTTTGGGGTGCCTAACATCCCTGAAAGTTCGCTTGCCAAACAGTCAGCCATTGGCCGCGCACAGCAACTTGCGGTAGAGGGATCGCCTGAGTACAAGACGGCGGTGTTTGACGCCTATGCCAAGCAGATGCCTGATGTGCTTGAGCAGGCAGGAGCCAAGAACTACGACGACCTGATGGAGAAGGCTTATCGTCAGATGGCAAAGGAGACTGACGATCAGTTCAAAGTCCTGCCTTACAACTTTTCGTACCACCGCGCAGGTGAGGGAAACTACAACGGGGCTATGGACATGGCCTCTGATGTCCACGGCAACAAACACCTGTATGTGTACCAAGGCGGTGACAAGCACGATTTTCTAAACCGCATAGACCCAGCGTCTGGCTTGAACGAGAACGAGAAGTTCCGCGCTGTTCACGACCTGCTTGGTCACGCCATCTACGGCAACCAGTTTGGCCCCAAGGGTGAGGAGATGGCATGGGCCGTTCACAGCCAGATGTACAGCCCGTTGGCAAGGTTGGCTATGACAGCGGAGACTCGCGGTCAGAACTCAATGGTCAACTACAGCCCGCTGAACGCAAACTTAAAGGCTGAACTGGCAAAATACGACAACATGGCAAACGAAGCCCGCAGGAAGGGCGACGAGACTCTTTTGAGCAAGATCAATGCGGCCAAGCGGCAAGCATATGCTGGCTTTGAATTTGCGCCCAACAAGGCGGTTTTACTGCCCCCTGAGTTCCTTGACCCCAAGTTTGCTGGCGGAATGCCTGCTTACCTACAAGCCGCAAACCGACCCGCCAAGGGAACCGAAACCCAATCGGTTTTGACTCACTTTAGCAACGACCCTAATTTGCAATCAACTGATCCTCGCAGGTACGGCACTGGCATTAAGGGTGCGGAGGGTGAGCGCCTGCGCGACTATGCTGGTGGCGTGCGTGACCGCTCGTACTTCTACATGGGCGAACCCGGGACGGTGTCACCCGAATCGGGCCTCGGGGTAAACCGCTACCGTGGCGAGGCGTCCAGCCTGTACGACATCACGCAAGACCCGTTGAATTTTCAGAAGTTAGCCCGCGAGTCAAACCGCACGCCATTTACGGCAAAAGTCAACCAAGGCGTAACCTACCCTTTACAGGATGCCAACGACATCGAACGTTTGGTTAAAGAATACGGCTACCAAGGCATGGCAAATCCAAAGGCCACCAAGCCAACGGCTATCATGTTTAAAGAAACACCAGTTCGCCGCCAAGCACGCGGTGGGCTTACATTGATGAGATAACTTTATGGCAACACAATTTCCAAATGACCCCAACGCAGACCGTTTTATTGACGGTCTGAAGATGACTGACGACGGCGGTGCTGTTGCTGAAGTGCCTGAAGAGGGTCAAGATGTCGAGGAGTTGGAAGATGGCTCGGCCATCGTGACGCTAGGTGAGTTCAAAGGCCCAGAAGAGAACCCAGACTTCTACGAGAACCTTGCGGAGACCATCAACATCTTTGACCTTGAGAAGATTGGGATGCGATACCTTGATCTGATTGAGAAGGACAAGGAGGCCCGCGAGAAGCGTGACAAGCAGTATGAAGAGGGTCTCAAGCGCACGGGCTTGGGCGATGACGCCCCCGGTGGTGCAAACTTCTTCGGTGCCTCCAAGGTTGTCCACCCCATCATGGCCGAGGCGTGCGTTGACTTTGCCGCCCGCGCCATCAAGGAAATGTTCCCACCTGACGGCCCAGTGCGTACCAAGATTTTGGGCGAGGTTACCGAAGAGAAGACCGAGACCGCAGAGCGTAAGCGCGACTACCTCAACTGGCAGTTGACCGAGCAGATGGTCGAGTTCCGCGACGAGCAAGAGCAGTTGCTCACGCAGTTGCCACTTGGCGGCTCACAGTTTATGAAGATTTGGTACGACGACAAGAAGCGCCGCCCCTGCGCTGAGTTTGTGCCCATCGACAACATCCTCCTGCCCTATGCCGCCGTGAACTTCTACACAGCCCAGCGCGTGACAGAACAGCAGGACATCACTGGCTGGGAGATGCAACAGCGCATCGACCGTGGCCTGTACCGCGACATCAGGCTGATCCGCGCTACGGCAGAGCCAGAGCAAACAGCGTCCGAGAAGGCCAACAGCAAGATTGAGGGCAAGTCGTGGGATGACAACGAGGACGGCCTGCGCCGCGTGTTCCACATCCACACATGGCTGTCAATTGACGACGACTCATTGACCAACGGTGACTCCGCCCCCTACATCCTGATGGTTGACGAGTTGGAGAGCAAAGTGCTTGGCCTCTACCGCAACTGGGAAGAGGGCGACGAGGCAATGGAAAAACTGGACTGGATGGTCGAGTTTAAATTCATCCCTTGGAGGGGCGCATACGCTGTTGGGCTACCTCACCTCATCGGAGGTCTCAGCGCGGCCTTGACGGGCGCATTAAGGGCTTTGCTGGACACTGCGCACATCAACAACTCGGCCACGATGCTGAAGTTGAAGGGTGCCCGCATCTCTGGTCAGACTCAGCAGATCGAAGTGACGCAGGTGACGGAGATCGAAAGCGCCCCCGGTGTCGATGACATCCGCAAGATTGCCATGCCCATGCCGTTTAATCCGCCATCGCCTGTGCTGTTTCAATTGCTCGGCTTTATCACCGACGCCGCCAAAGGCGTGGTGACCACCGCTGAAGAGAAGATTGCAGACGCCAAGTCTACGATGCCAGTAGGCACCACGCAGGCTTTGATTGAGCAGGGCGCTGTGGTGTTTTCTTCCATCCACGCACGCTTGCACGAGAGCCAGCGCAGGGTGATTGGAATTATTGGCCGCTTGAACCGTTGGTACTTGGATGAGCAAAAGCGCGGCGACATGGTGGCCGAGTTGCCCGTCAAGAAAGAAGACTTCAAGCGCAACAGCGACATCGTGCCTGTCAGTGATCCCCACATTTTCTCTGAGACACAGCGTGTGGCCCAGATGCAATCTGTGTTGCAGTTGTCCACACAGTTCCCTGCAATCTTTGACCAGCGTGCTGTTGTGAATCGAATGCTCAAGCAGTTGAAGATTCCCAACGTGGGCGAGTTGATTCCGAACGCCAGCAAGCCTGCGGAGATGAACGCGGCAGACGAGAACAGCGCCATGTCGCTCGGACGCCCAGCGTTTGCCTACCCGCGTCAGGATCAGTTGGCTCACATCCAAACCCACTTGGCTTTTGCGCTCGATCCCGCTTTGGGATCAAACCGCTTGATTGCGCCCAAGTACATCCCCAATGTGCTGGAACACATCAAGCAACACATGATGCTCTGGTACACAGGCCAGATGTCCTCCTATGTGCAGGGTGAGACAGGCGTGCAGTTTGGCAAGTACGAGGACAGCAAGTTTGTCAAGCAGATTGACAACGCGGTGGCTCTGGCTTCTACGCACTTGTCAATGGACACTGAGGAGGTGTTCAAAGGCTTGTTGCCTGCACTTGAGCAACTTGGGCAACTTATGCAACAGTTCAAGCCACCAGCACCTCCGATGGACGGCGAGGCACAGGCTGTGTTGCAGGCGTCTATGGCCGAGACCCAGCGCCGCGCCGCAGAAGACCAAGCACGCCTTGCCTTCGACACGCAGAAGTTGCAAGCGGATATGGCGCAAAAAGACAAGGATCGTCAGATCAAGATCGCAATCAACTCGGAGGACAACCTCACGACAGAGCGAATGAAGACTGCCGATTTGACCTTAGACGAGGTCAAACTAAGACAAGAGCAGGAGCAGACTGCTATCAAACTGCAAAACCTTACTCAACGCAACTTAGGAGATTGAAATGGCTATTACTGACAAAGACCAACAGAGCGAACTAGTCAAGCAACACCAGCGCATGGCGTCTGGCGCTTGGGTTACAGGTGAAACCTTAAAAGAGCAATCAAAAGCGACCCTACCAGAGGCTAACAGCGACCACGGGAATTTCTCCCAAAACAAGGGCGTTGACAAGAGAAACGCATGAGGTATGTATCCGACTTTATTGGCGCTGTAAAAGTGCGTAAAGAGGCGGTGGTACAGGGTTTGTCAACGGGTAATGCCGCTGACTACGCCTCGTACCAGCGTCTGGTCGGACATATCGCAGGACTTGATGAAGCCCTTGAAATCCTTAACAACCTTTTAAAGGAAGATGACGATGACAGATAGCACGGTGGCTGGTAATTCAGCCGATTTGCGGGAAGCCTTTCCTGCTGTAGACCCCGGTGCGATACCCCTTGGCGCAAGAGTTTTAGTACAACTGCGCCGAACGAAGAAGACGGTAACGAGTGCCGGGATTATTTTGGTCTCCGAGACCAAAGAAACCGAGAAGTGGCAGAACATGGTCGCAAAAGTAATCTCTCTTGGCCCATTGGCGTTTAAGAAGCGCGACACGATGGAGTCATGGGTAGAGGGAACTTGGTGCGAGGTTGGTGATTTCATCCGCGTCCCTAAGTGGGGCGGTGATCGTTGGGAGGTTCCAGTCCCCGGCGAGACCCGTGATGATGACCCCGCCCTCTTTATGGTTTTGAACGACCATGAAGTGATTGCCAAACTTACTGGTGACCCACTCGCAATGAAGGCATTCCTATGAGTACCGAAAACGAACAAGAAGTGATTGTGATTCAAGAGGAAAAAGACGGTTCTGCAACCATCGATTTACCTCCAAGTATCCCCTCACCAACAAGAAACGAGAACGAAGACTCCGACGAGGCCGATGAACGTGCCAGACAAGCCGAAATGGCGGTTGGTGGCGGTGTTGACCCCCAAGCAGAGGCCCTGAGAGCGCAAAAACGCCTTAAACGGGTCAAGCGCAAGGAGTATCACAAGCAAGTCTCAACCGAAAAAGACCACAAACTGGACTTTTTGAGCCGCCAAAACCAAGAGTTGATCGAAAGACTGTCGGTTTTAGAGAAAAAGGCGCAGGGAAGTGACCTTGCACGCTTGAATGCGGCCAGACAGGAGAAGCACAACAAGATTTTGTTTGCCAAAGAGAAAATGGCCGAGGCAACCCAAACTGGCAACGGAAAAATGCAGACTGCGGCGCAGGAATTGTGGTTTGACGCCCGTCGGGAGTATGAAGCCCTCGACAATGTGATCAAAAAGGCCACCGCGCCCCAGCGTGAACGCACAATTCGCGCCCCTGACCCTCAACTACAGCGTCATGCCAACAATTGGATGCAAAACAACCAGTGGTACGACCCAAATGGCAAAGACCCTGACTCAAAGGTCGCTTTAACCATCGATCAGGCGATGGCTGAAGAGGGATGGAACCCAAAAACGCCCCAATATTGGGAAGAACTTGACAACCGCTTGCTAAAGTATTTGCCTCACCGTTATACTGGCGATACCGATGAGAAACCGATTCGGAATTCTAGACCAAGGAATGTTGTGACGAGTTCAGGCCGCGAAAGTTCTTCGAGTAGTGCGATTGGAAAAAACCAGTTTGCGTTAACACGCGATCAAGTCCAAGCCATGAAAGATGCTGGAATGTGGGATGACGCCGATAAACGAGCGAAGATGATTCGACGCTACGCATTGGAAGCCAAACAAAATCAAGGTTATAGGAGTTAAGAAAATGGATTCTCGTTTAAAAAAATCTCTATCCGCTGGTGGACGCGAAAATCGCGCAAGTCTTGACAAAAGTCGAGAGGCCCCAGAGGATAATTTCGTGTCAGCCGATGAGCGTCGCAAGATGTGGAAGGATGAATGGACACAAAGTGCATTGCCGTCTGTCCCTGAGATGAAGGGATGGCACCTTTGCTGGTTATCTACGACCAACAGTTATGACAGTATTGACAAGCGTATTCGCCTTGGCTACGTCCCCGTGAAAGCGGAAGAATTGCCGAGCATGGATAACAACAAAGTCAAGGCTGGGGAACACGCTGGATTTATTTCGTGTAATGAGATGCTCTTGTATAAAATTCCAATGGAACTTTATCAGGATGTTATGGCTCATTTCCACCACGAAGCGCCTCTTGAGGAAGCGAACAAGATTCGCCTTCAGGCAGAGCAAGTAGTGGGCCGAGATAGTTCTGGGCGGAAGTTGGGACAGGTCGAGGGCGAAGGTTTGGAAGATTCAAGTAGACAGTTACCCGCACCAATTTTTTGAGCGGGTGAATTTAACCAAACAAGGAGTAAGACTATGTCTTCATTGAACCAACCGTTTGGCCTGCGACCTTCGTTCCACCCCACGGGTCTGGATCGTGCCGTCGCATTGCCTAACGGTATTGCTTCGGCCTACAACACTGGCATTTTAAAAGGCCAGCCTGTAGCGTTGAACACAAGCGGTAACATCGTCGCGGCCACAGCAGGCTCTGCCTACCAAGGCGCTTTTGCTGGTCACGAGTTTACCGACCTCACAGGTCGTCGTCTTGTCAGCAACCAATGGGTGGCAAACACTGCCTACCAAACTGGTTCGCAAGTGACTTACTACTACTCTGACCCGAATATCGTTTACGACATTCAGGCCAACGGTAGTCTGGCTCAGACCTCCATTGGAGATCAAGCAAACTTTGCAAGCATTACCGCTGGTTCCACAACCACTGGTTTGTCGCAATGCATGATTTCCACCTCGTTAGTAGGCTCAAGTGCTGTTGGTGATATGCGTATCATCGGCCTCACGCCTGCTGTTGACAACGATTGGGGCGATGCTTACACAGTAGTGCAAGTACAAGTCTCTCGTAGTCAGTTTGTTGCAACCATTAACGCCATCTAAGGAGTCCAATCATGGCCGCACCAATGCGCAGTACGGACTTTAGAAGTATCGTCGAGCCTATCC